CAATTCGTGATATTGGAGCTTTACTTAATGATTTAACTGTAAGAAGGAAGTTAATTGAAAACGGTCTTAAAACTGCTGCAAAATATACATGGAAGCAATCAGCAAAGGATTTTATGTTACAAGTTAAAAAAGCTATTCAATATGGAAGATTGGCGAAATAATCAGATACATGATATAATCTATCAATGGATAAAACATGCTCTAAATGTAAAAAAATTAAAAAAAGAACCGAATTTAACAAAGACAAAAATACCTCCGATGGCTTATATCCAAGTTGTAAAATTTGTAGAACAATTAAAGATAAAAAAGTTTACAAAAAATATCGTCTTAAGAAAATTTTACAAAGAAGAAAATATTATTTAAGAAATCATAATAAAGTAATTGATTGTAATAAAAGATGGAGAAATAAAAATAAAGAAAAGGTTAAAGCATATAGAAGTAAAAATGAAGCAAGAAGAAGAAATGCAGTTATAGATAATACAATTAACGGTAAAGAGATAAAAAGAATATTAAAAGAACAATTATATCAATGTAATATTTGTTTTAAAGATATTAGAAAAAATTATACATTAGATCATATTATTCCAATAGTTAAAGATGGAAAACATACAATATATAATATACAATTACTTTGTTTCAGTTGTAATTCAAGTAAAAACGATACTATGAAAGAGTCAGATATTCAACATACAATTATTCAATATCTTAAATATAAAAAGATATTTGCTTGGAAATATAATAGTGTAGGAATAAAAAAACCTAATGGTAGTTATATTCCAATAGGCTTAAAAGGAGTTTCTGATATTATTGGGTTAACTGATGATGGTAAATTCATAGCAATAGAAGTCAAAATGAAAGGAAATAAACCATCTATATATCAAGAAGAATTTTTAAATCAAATAAAACAAAGAAATGGAATAGCTATTGTAGCTTATTCACTTGAGGATGTGATGAAGTTTTTATAGATTTTTTATTAAGTTTTCTTTCTCCTTTCCACCAGAATTTAGTATGCCAAAAACCAGTGAAGATAAGCAGATTTGCTATATGTCTTTTTATCTTTTCACTCTTTAGTTTCTCCATTAAATTTCTGGGTTACATTTCCAACTGTGTAAATAGAAACAAATCCCAGAGCCAATACTAAATACTCTTTCTCAAGTTTGGCAACAGCCCAAATAAGACATAGAGTAATACCTAAAACCGCCATCACGAATTTTCTGCCTCCTATTTTGTTTACCATATTATTTTATGTTAACTGATAAATGTTGATTAAGTAATGTTACAACTTGATTCTGTTTTGATTCAACAGTTCCAAGACGGGTTTCAGCTTGTGTTTTCCAATCTTTAAATTCAGCTTTTAATTCTGTTTGATTGGCAATAATTACATTTTGTTTATCATCCATTCTATCAAGGCGGGAATTAAATTGAGAAAAAGCTAAAGTTAAGATAACAAGCATCACTCCAATAGCCCAAAGATTATTAAACTTCAAGTTAAATCGCGTATCTTCTGTTAATATTGGTGCGTTATTCATAGTTGAGCTAAAAAATAATTTCCAACACAATATTTTTCTTTATATATTTGTGTCTTTAATTCTTTTATTGGAGTTCCTAAAATAAAGAATTGTCTAAATTCTACTTTATATACCTGTGTCTTTCTGTGACAACTAATACAAAGAGGGATAAGATTGTCTTCTCTATTATCAGAAGGATTATCGTTAATATGATGAATTTGAAGTGGCATCATCTTCTCATCTTTTATACTTTTACAATAACCACATAAATAATTATATTTTAATTTTATCTTTTTAACTAATTTTTTAGGAACATTTATTCTTTTAAGCATATTTTTGAGCTAAAATAATAACCTGATTCTTAAAATCCTGTAATCTTTTATCCGATTCACTTTTAATGTTCGCTAATTTAACAGTAGTTTCTTCTTGGAAGTCCTTTAATTCTTTTTGTAGCTTTATGAAGCTCTGATTAAGGGTGTCATATTTCTGTTTCCAATCCCCATTTGTCATTCCGGAACTGAAATATATAGCATATTTTATTAGGATAGCCTCTAATATAACGGTTTGATCCCTATATCCGTTAAATCCATTACTTCTGTCGCGAGGAATCATATACCAACCATGATGAAGATGGGGACCGGTAGAGTTACCAGTTGATCCAGAACGCCCTATTAAAGCCCCTTCTCCTACTTCAGTTCCAATAGATACGAAGTGTTCTGAAAGATGAGCTAACACAGATCCTTCTTTATCGTTTTCAATTTTAAGGTATAAACCATATCCTGTAGCATCAAAGGCTGCCTCTATTACCTTACCTTTATGGGGAGATCTAATGTCTGTTTTCATTGGAAGTCCATAGTCAATCCCGTTATGACCTTCAAGACCAAACCGGGAGTAACTTTCTTTATTAACTCCGAATGTTTGAGTTACCGGATAATTTCCTTCAAATGGTTTTATCATAATTAAGTTTTGATAATATACTGTAATGTAATATATGGCTGCAAGTTGTTGTGAGCGGTGTTACTTCCAGTATTTTGGTTTGTTGGAGTCGCATTAGCTATTGCACTTGTTGGGTTATATCCAACCGCATCACCATGAGCAGCAATAGTTGGATAAGCTGTTCCACCTGTTCCTGTTGCATCTGTAAATCCATGAGTATGAGCATTCTGGATATGAGTGTGTTGAGCTAATTCAGCTTCAGTTAATACATGGGTTTTTTCTCCACCTGTTTCAGCCATTGCATCAAATTCGGTTTCAGAAGCATTAAGTCCTACAACAACTTTACCTTTAAGGTTAGGAAGAATAAAGTTTCCTCCACCCGGATCAGCTCCGTAAGTATGACCAATCAAAGCATAAAGGGCAGCGTAAGTTGCTTGAGATACTGTTGCTCCATTACATACTAAATACCCAGTTGGAGCTGTAGAAGAAGCAAAAGGAATAATTGATCCTGTTGGGATCCCTGAAGTTGAAGCCCATGAAGGAACATTTGAAGCTTGAGTTAATACTTGTCCATCAGTTCCTTTTGGAAGTCTTGTCCAAATAGTTCCGTTGTGATAAATAATATCTCCTTGAGCTTCAGTTCCCGTAATCATTGAATCTAATGCAGTTTCTTTATGAGTTCCTACAGCATTATGTTCAAGATCAAGGTCATAGAAATTTGCTTTAGTTCCAATCTCCAACTCTATTGAAGTAATAGAAGCTGGGACTGTAGTTTCACGAACAGTAACCGTAGTGTCAGGATTAACATAAGCTGATGAAGAAATGTGAACAATTATTGATCCATTGAGCCTTATTCTCCTCCCTGCTGAATACATTCCTGTTCTATCAACTCCGGAAGCTGTAACCTTAAAAGATGATGTTGATACTTGAGCAAAAGTATAAGAAGTATCTTCAGTCAAGTATCCGCTTTCCATTGCATCAACTACTTTATTCCAAGCATAGTTAGTTATTTTTTCTTTAAACAAATCATTTTGCTGATGAGCTTTTCCAACTCCTCCTAAATTAACACCGCGTTCCATTGTTATTGTGCTTCCTGAAACTGCAATAATACGAACGACTTCAGCGTCATCTGATCCATATTCAAATTCAAAATATGTAGGAAGCTTTGAAGCTGTTGGAGGATTATTAACTGTGGCAGTTAGTGCATCAAAAGTAATGTCTGCGAGTAATTTTCCGCTTAAGAGTCTATCTCCATGTGGTAAAAATTTTAGATCTGCCATGATTATATTAGATAATTTTTAAATGGAAAAAGCAACTAATCAATAACAAACTCATCTCGCTCATAATCAACATCTTCAACTTCAAACTTTCCATTAGCTGTTTGGACAGTAACTTTATTATTATTATCTCCGGACACACTGATTTTATGAAAGATTGAATAAGCTTCAAATTCAAGCATTTTCTTAATAATTGAAAGAACATCTTCAGTATCAACTAACACAACCTGTTCATCAAACATTGCTTCATCAAACATAAACTCTCCAATACCTCCACCTGATTCAAAACTAACATTGGTCGTATCAACTAAAGTTTCACCGTCTTTATAGGTTGAGATTGTAATACCGCCCTTTCCATTTAAGAATTTAAACTTGGTAAAGTAAAAATATTTTAATACCGTATCTTCTCCACCGTCTATTCTCTTAAATCTTATATATGATGGAATTGAAGTAGTATCGTCAATGTAAACATTATCAACTAAAAGTTGGTATATCTTTCCTGTTCCGGTTTCAATTCCAAATAATTTCTGTTTCCCAGTTCCTTTATCCCAAACTAAAAATCTATCAAAATCCTGATTTGTCCATTTACCCAAGAAAGCAATATACCGTCTATCATATGGATAAGCATTAGTTCCGTCACAAACTATGTATTTCTGTTCAAAGACAGCTCCAATTATTTTTGTAGGATCGGATAAATCCATTGCATCAAGTCTTGGTTGAATACGATTGGAAAAATCTGTAGTCCGTAAAACATCAAGTTGTGAAGGTTCATATCCAAATATTCTGTATCTTCCATCACTTCCCAAGAAAGCGATATCTTTTTCAAATCTCCATACAGTATCAGGGGAAGATGTTCCATATTGAGGAATAACTGAAACCAGTTGTGGTCCGCCATCAGATCCAAAGATAAATTTCCAAACAGAATTTTCTTTAAAGATTGTTAAGAAATCTTCAAAACCAATCAAAGCTGTGCATTTTTCACCATCTCCTCTTCCCGGTTTAATCCAACCACCGTTGTCAGATGGGTTAAAACTTTCCCACATTGCTCCGGTTCCTCCATAAAATACTGTATCAGGCTCCTGAAGATTGCCGGTAACAAATAAAGTATTGGCATACTTATCAAAGATATTTCCTTTAACTCCTCCTGTGGTATTGAATGTTGGAGCTTCATAAACAAGAGAAGATGAATCAACTCCATTGTCAACATAACTCATTGTAGCTCCAGATGTTTGTTGATCTAAAAAGCTTAAAAGCCTGTAAGTTCCACCGTTAATTGACCTGTAAATATTATATCCACGAACTGAAGCATCAGTCTTTCTATTCCAAACTATTGTAAAATAATTTGTTGCACTCAAAGCTGATGGTCCCCATTCATCAATATTATTTGATATTTCTGTTTCCCCAACATCTGTAACTGCTGTAATTCCATAAGAATATAAATCTGTAGCTCCTGATCCGGTTAATGTAACACTGTTTAAAGTAGCAAGAGTAACTGCAGTCCATCTGGTTACAGTGGTTCCATCAGTTTTTGCCATGTAGTCAACTGCATTTCCAAAGTAATAATATCCACGAAGTAAAATTCCTCTCATCTTGGCAGTTGTATCCCAAGTTTTAGTAGGATCAATTTCAGTTATTCCTCCACCAGTTGTTATTTTATAAAGCTTTCCACCTGATAAAACAATCATTAAATTAGTTGAAGTAATTGGATCTTTATAAATTCCCCATCCATTAAATGAAGTTTCAGTAAGTGTTGCAAATAATTCTCTTCCCCTGCGTGGTAAACTGACTGATGCCTTTCCAACAATTTCTACATTTTGACCATCATAAAACTCTTCATCCCTAATTTCATTATCTTGGGAAAATGAATTTTCTCCCCGCTTCCACCCTTCATGTTTCCATACCTGAAGTTTTGGAGTAGGAGCTATCCGTTGGTTAAAATATCCGGCACCTTGTGGCATATAAAACATTATATAATTTTTTAGGCAAGTTTATAAGAAGTCAGACTTTGTAGGTTCTTTTGAATCCAAGATATGAAAACATATTATATACCCGTCTTGGTTGGTCTTTAATTTTAGCTGATGCCTGTTGAGGGATTATGGTGTCAAGAGCCTGTTTAAAGTCAAGTAAAGCATTCCGGGCATCAAACCTTTGGCGTTTACCATCATGAATTAAATATTTAATATATAAAGCAATAAGTTCAATCATTGATTCAGGAATACTGATTGAAAGAGTTGATGTTGAATCTGCTACATCAGTCCATTCAGCATAATACCAGATGTCAATATCTTCAGTTCCGGCAATAGTTTTGGTAAATCCAAGAGTGATATCATCAGGTTTAAGATAAAAATATTGATTATCTGAAGATGAAACGCTATCTGTATTATTGTAAGGAACAGGAGTTATTTTATCCCCACCGTCATAGATTTCATAAATTCCTCTAATGACTGAATAATCAGAAATTTCTGTTGTTAAAACATATTCTTGATCTGAAGCTACAAGAGTTAAATCCTTTTTCTTTTTAGACCATCCCCATCTAAACACACTTAAAATATAACGGATAGCATCATTAGTATATCCTATTCTTAAAGAAGATGTATCAGTAGATGACTCCTTTAATTTCCTTGAAGTCGCCTGTAAAATCGGAAGCAGAGTTGTAATCATGTAATCATTCTATAATTTTTTGTCAAGTGTTTCAACTCACGCTACTTTTCCGACTTTATCTTTATGAGCAAATCTGATGTGACTTCTTAAGCCAAACTGTGTTTTGGCATTAAACGGACAATAAGGACACCCAGTTAAAGTATTTTCAGCACTTTCATTTTCTTTAGCAATCTTGACTTTTGTTTCTTCACTTACCGGTTGGTTATCACCGACAGCTTTGAAATCAATCCCATACCATTCATTTGTCCTGATAAGTTCAATCATTTTTGGATCTTCTGTTTCAAATTCATTATTGCTGAATTGTGCAGTAATACCTTTCTGGAGAGTTCTTCTTCCATACTGGTCATTTATATGACGATCAGGAACAAGAACCAATCTATGTTCTTTATACTTTGAAATAAATTTCATGTTTTTACCTCCTTCATATTTATAATATAGTATAAGCAAACTAAAATGTCAAGCACAAAAAACGCCTCTCCGTTTCGTGGAGAGGCTGTTCTCTTACGCTGTGCTTATTAACCAACTCGCACAGTAGTTGGGTTAAATTACTTAAGGTCAGGCGTAACTTGTGACACCCTTTAAGAATCCATGTCGGTCCTCTGTCATTAATTGGAAACCAATTTCAGACAAGTATTCCTCCACGATCTTATCAGATCCGGCAGTCTGTCTATTTTTCAATAGCTTCGTGTCGCGGTTCTTACCGTTTCCGGCAAGGTATCTATAAGCCACTCTTTCCATATCTACCGCAAAGGCGTATCCATTGTAGGTTGCGTTCTCCGAGAACAGTTTTTCAACCACAAAGTTCAATTCACCATGAATTGACAGATAATTCGTTACAGCAATGCCGTAAGTTTTATCCTTTGGAAACATCTGAAGTTTACCTAAAGCCCAAGAATTAACTGCTGACGCAATTAATGGCGATAGGAACCCCATCTTTTTATCTCCGCCTTTTTTGTAAACATCACTAATCCATGACTCAAACTCGGCGTTTGTAAGCTCCGCTTGGGTAGCTACATTAGTTGAGATCCAATACCTCAATCCACCGGTTGCCCGAATAGGTTGAGAGGTGTCATCAACATCTTCTTTAGGTTCACCAAAGAAGAATGCTCTTTCAATGTCTTTCATGTGTAGCTGGAGATGTTCTCTACGAAGCCCGGATAAATCATTTGCACCGGCATATAATTCCGTAGCATCTTCAGTTTCAGTGACATCGGTTCTCTAAAGATCTGGGTGAAGTTCGTTTTCTTCACCGGTGTGGCAGTTAGAGCTGTTGGAACTCCAGCACCTTCCGCATTGGCATTACCTAAAATGACTATTACATCATTATTCAGTAAGCTTCCTGCAGATGTGGTTCCCCATCCTCTTGAAACAGTAAGAGTGTTTGTTGAAACACCCGTTACTCTCATTTGCTCACCAGTCGTTACATCCTGTATAACCATACCAATTCTGAATTTAGTTCCATCATCTACGACAAAAGATGTCGCTCCAGAGGTATAGCCAGTTGCATAATTGACTGCGTCAAACCGAGAAGGACTGGTTTTTTCAAACCATCTGTATTCCGGATCAGTCGTTTTCTGCTTATTTAACTTTCTAACGAAAAATGCCAAAGTGGCATAATCCGCGTCAACCAACCACAGCTTATCGGAAACATCAAATTTCCGTTGATCTTGGTTTATATTCTCTGTTGACCGTATTCCTGATATATTACTCATATTAAAAATAAGTAAATTATAATGACGATAGTTTCGCCCCTAACTATTTTATGTAAGCTTCTGCCTTAAGGGTTCCTTGTGGGAGCCTTAAGTGAAAAGGTATCACACTACTTAAGTTTGGACAGTTTCAAACTATCCATTAATATTAGATAATACAAATTGAAGTTTGTCAAGAGGCGGTTTAGAAGAGAGATTTACGCTTGGTAGCCATCATTGCATCTATGTCACTATTGATTTCCTTTTCCATACTATTCATTCCTTTACCGTCTTTTAAAGATACATCACTCTTTACCTTTTCAACAGGATCTTCTTTTTGAGGAATAACCGAAGCTGGTTGACCTCCGACTACATCTTGGGCTAACTTAATATAATCATCTTTAGTCATAGGCACATCTTCAGTTTTATTATTTTGAGCAACAATCTGCCTCCGTCTTTTTTCACCATAGATAGATCTCTCATATATTCCTTGTAATCTTTTATCTGTGCCTAATATTGGATAAGCAGTTTGAACTTCAGTCCAAATACTTACAGCTTCCCGGTCCCTGTTACTTTCTTCCAATGCCGAACTTTGTTCATCTCCAATAGCCTTACCAAGCATAGAAAATACTGCAGCAGAAAGTGGTCCACCAAGTAAATTCTGTTGAATGGCAATAGCAAAATTATTAAAAGCATCTTTCATATAAAGATTAATATCAAGAACTTCTTCACCTTTATCGTTCTTAAAGTAATATTTTTGAACATCAGGAATTGTTGATTTAATTACAGCCATCTTTTTAAAAGGAGCAAGTTCATCATTCTTTTTAGGATCAGCATTAAGTCCAGCTTTTTTAGCTTCATTCTGAATTTTAGAAAAAGCTCTCTGGAGTTCATTATGAGCTTTTTCAAACTCTTCTTGAGTTTTATATTTACCCATTATAAGTGGAGCATCTTTAGGTTTTTCTTCAATTTTCTTTTTATCTACTGGTTTCTCGTCAACTGGTTTATCATCTTTAGGTTTCTCATCAATCGGTTTGTCATCAACTGGTTTATCATCTACCGGTTTCTCGTCAACTGGCTTCTCATCTGTAGGTTTTTCATCAACTGGTTTGTCATCTGATGGAGCTGGATCATCTTCAAGAACTGAAAGAATATCTTTTTCTTCTGCATCATCTCCTATATTTTGTAAGAAAGCTGGTTTATCTTTAGCCATAATTAAATATTAAACTACTACTTATAAAATGTCAAGGGCTAATCAACTTCATTCTTTGACTGATCTAACCTTGTCAGATTTGTTGAGAAATTAGGAACCCATTTAATAAACTTTCCTTTAAGTTTCTGGTATAAAACACCATCTCTTATTTGCCATAAATGAGGTGGGTGAAGCCTAAATCCATGAGCAAATCTTTTAATATGAACTGTGCATTCTGCCATCCGGAGATTTTGATTTGACATCTTAAACCTGCATTTTTCAAATTCTTCTTGAGAAAAATTAAAAACATTTTCTTCATTATAAGTTCTGATAGAACCCCGTTTTTTAGCATCTCCCCAGATGTCACTTGGATTTATGTTTATTTTCATTCTGTCTTTTTAAACTTACAACAGCATTATAAACTTCTTTCCGTAATCCTTCAATAATCCATAAGGCTCCATTCTGATATGAAATAAAACTGTCAAGACTAACATTTTCTTTTCTTGATTCAGGAAATCTTAAATTCATATAACAGAAGTTTTCCCATTGTTGGAGCATCTTAACAACATCTATAGACCATCCTTCATCCTCACTTAAATCTCTTAACCGAATACTTCTTTTGTTAATCTCTTCTTGTTTTCGTTGAACTTCCTCATCTTGTCCTGTTCGTATGGTGTGTTTTCGTAATGGTCCATCCATTGACTGTGACTCTTGGAGGGCATTCCATATTCTTTTGGTGAACGCTTCAACACTTCCTCTGATGTCATGTCGTCTATGTGAAGCCTCCAAGTCGGGATCTTCTTTTCGTAAAGGTGTGTAATTACTTTCTTTTGACACTTCTGGCAATCGTGTAAAGATGGAGGAGAAGAACCTGCGAACTGATCTGACTCCCGGCAAATTGGACATTCGTATTTCCATATTTCCAAAAGCGAGAAGTCTTTCTTTAAAAGTTTTTTTATGTTCCAGAGGATGAATTTTATTCTGTTTTGTATCCATATTATATATGCTGTCATACTTATAATATAGTATATACTAATCAAATGTCAAGCAGATTATTGATAGTAAGTTTCGTAATAACTTTTCCATTCAGGAGTTGACATAATAAAATCTGCATAATCAGGTCGTGAAGCATAACCAAGTTCTTGAATCTTTTTCATCATGGCAACAGGATCTTTTCGTAGCTCATAAGCCGGAAGATATCTTGTGTCAAACTTTCCGCTTCCTTTAGCCCCAAGCTCATATTTCCCAGACATTAATTTAGCATAAGCTTCTATTCCTTCAGCCGGAGTTTTATAATCAAAAGCCTGATTAGGATCAGAATCAATAGCATTTATATTATAAAAATTATTTCTTTTAGCTCCAAGACCTTCAAGCCTTCCTTCTCCTGCATACATACCATGTCCGATTGGTCTTGGAATATCATATTTCCTGAATATTGGATTAGCTACTCTTTCAAAATCTTGATAACTATTTAACTCTTGGACCGGTGTAGGAGTAGGAGTTGCAACTGTAGCAGCCATAGCTCCTTTGACACTTCCGATATCTTTAACCATTGGAATAGGAGAATGGATTGTTGGACTGAACTTTTCTTTGATAGCGTCAAGTATTCCTTTAAACATATTATTGTATTTGTTGAACTCCCGGAGGAGCCTCTGCATTTAATATTTGAGGCAATACTGCAGGTTGTTCAGCAACTTGGTCACTCTGCATAACTGAAGTTGTAGTTGGGGCAACTGGCGGTGCATTTGGATCTGTAGGAGGAGCTTCAACTTTAGGTGGATTTTTTTTAGCTTCATCAACCATCTTATCTTTAGCTGCTTGAATTTCCATTCTTTGTTTTCTTCTTGCACGAACCCAATAAATAGCATCAGTAACTCCGTAAGCTAATAAATGTTTAAGCAAGAACTTGTCATAAACTTCTTCAGGAATACCTGCAAATGGACCTTTCTGTGTAATAAATCTATCTGCGATAGCATTCATCTTCATGGCTTCAGCCTGTTGATCTATAGCCATTGAAGAATTAGGAATTACTTTTATATCCATAAATCCCTTAATAGTTTTAAGATCACCTGCTTTTAATGTTTTCTCTTCAATATCACCGGTTTCACCGATCATTCTTGCAACTCTATCTTTATTTATAAATTGGCGAGAAAATTCAAGAATGAAGTATCCAAGAGATTTAAGAGCCATCTTTTCAAATAATCTTGATTTGACAATAAATCTTGCATTAGCCATTTCCTGAATCAATCTCATACCTCCGTAAGTTCTACCTCCAAGAGATTGACCTTCTTCACCCTTAACATAATCTTCAGTTCCACTGATTCTGCGAACAAGTGAGATTAAATCTTCAGCTTCTTTATATGCAGTTCCGGTGACATCTTTACCTGACATAATCTTTACAGCACGATCAATATCGGTAACTGAAGTTATTGTGTTTGGAATCGGTAAAAACTCATCACCTTCAGAAACAAAGTTCTGATTAACCAACCAGAAGTTTAACATTGACTGAATTAAATTATCAAACCTCATATTATAGATGTCTGTTACTCCATCCTCCAGTTTCTTGATCGCGTCTATTTCACCACGATTGAAATATGAATGGGGAATCGTGACATCATTTCCAAATATGAATGGATTTTTCTTTACATTGTATGGATTAGCCATACCTTTCTCACCTGTTAAAACATATTTTTCATTAACAATTACATGAACAGTTTGTCCGTTCTCCCACATTTTATCCACAATTAAAAGAGGAATTTTATCATCATCCGTTGACATTGAAGGATCATCAACATTTGCAAACAGATCATTATATTCCTGTAAAAAATCTTTACCAATCTCTGAAGTGAATCCGATACTTTTACTTTTTACAAGAGTAGCAATATCTTCCATTACGGTTTTGTCATAACCAAAAGTTTCAGCTTCATCAAACAATTCTTCAGGTGTCATCCAATAACGCTCAATTTGATATCTCATCCTTCCCGGTTCTGAAAAGGAAGTATCCGGAAAGAAGTGAAAGAATGGAACATGTTTAATATCAAAGTCATCAAGGAATGGAGAATCAACAAATTTCTTCCCGTATCTCACTTCTTTTTCTGCACCGATTCCTTTAGCAGCTTCTAAAACTTTCTGGACATCCGCATCAGAATGACCTGTTCTTGCAAGAGAAGCTGTGTATTGAACCTGCTTTGATGTTTCCCTTCTCCAAAAAGCTCTCCAGACAACATTACCTGTAATCAGTTTTTCTTTAACACCTTTAACAAGTTTGAGATAAATTGGCTCACCAAGAAGTTCTAACTTTGGATTGTTATATCCCATATCAATCGCAATCCTTGCTGTATTTTCAAATGCAACATCAGCCGGTTCAATAGCGACAGGTGTAAATTCTGGATCTTTACCGATAACTCTTGGAAGAACTGTTTCAACTAAATCATATGAAAGAGGAACTGTCATCTTTGAAGTAAAAGGATAATCGCTTTCATTGGTATTCCCGACATTTAATTTCCCCAGATAGTGTTTGTAATTATCAATAGAACGGTCCCAATGAGATTCGCAAATATTGCGACTTGCTTTCATTCTGTTTTTGTAAGTGGTTATTACTGACATAATTAAGTTATTATATAATTTTTTATCTAAAACTTAAATAAGGGACATTCAAGCTTTTTTTCTTTTTTCTTATCTTCACTCCTCCATTGTATAATTTTTTAGCACCGTTTTCATAATTGTCAAGAATCCAGAAGCCTGTAGCTACAGTCCTTAATCTTTGACCGGTTCCAAATGACATAACAAGTTTATCATTCTCAACTTTAATAAGCTCGGAAAGTTCATTGATTAAAGAATCATCAGGAATTTCAATATGGTTCCCATCAACCACCTGCTTAAAGTTATCTATAATTATAGGAAAGTTTGAAGCTGACAACCTAAACCCTTCCCTCACCGTTGGGTATCCATTTTCATCAGGCTGCATACAAAGTAAGTTTGGATAATTTCTTTTAAGAAGTTCCATATAAATTGAATCCCCTTCGCCGGAACGCTCAATCACAATCTGGGCTTTGTTAAAAAAGAACCCTGTCTTTTCAAGAAGAGTTGAACACATTAGGGCGTTAATATCTCCTTCAACTTTACCGACAATTTCAGAAGTAATCTTATTAAAAATATATGCGATTGACTTTTGTTCTCTTGTAAAGAAAATAAAAAACTTATCATCAGGAGAGAAGAAAGGTTCGTAAGTTTCAGCATTAACCGGAACATAAACATAGACCAAAGAATTAACTGCCCGTCTATATACAGGTGGTTTATATCCTAAAAGAACAATCCTTGTTGCAGCTCTGACTGATTTTAACTGTTGGACAATAGCTTCAGTTGCAAAAAATCCACGATTGTCCCTCATCTTATTATCAAAATCACGAAGAGTATCAAGGGCAAACCATGAAGCCATCAGGACATCTCCGGCATGAGCATCATAAGTATAAGTTGACATTTCAAATAAAAGCTGACGCACACGCTCAAATCCTTCCTTATCAGCTTTAGCTGCAGGAATAATAACTTTATCCTGTTCCATCAACATTGCAATATGAGCGATACCAGTTTCAGGATTAAACTTACGCCCTGCGGTTGTCTTGAATCCTTCAACTGGAATATCTTCCGCTTCAAGTTCTTGCCTCATCATATCCTGAAACGCTACAGTTTCAACTTTAATTTTTACAGGATGAAAACTATGATAGGCTTCAATAATTCTTTGCTTGGTTTCTTCAGGCGACCATCTGCCAAAATCAAGCCAAAGCAATATCCGTTCCCGCTTTCCGTTGATTCCCCAAATGGCAATCGCCGAATTGGCAGCAGTTTCTTTTTTAGAGATAGCCAGATCAACACCCATTGAAGTTATCAGACTTCCGTAAGACTGATAATTATTTGGTACTTCTAAATTGTTCCATTCAGGAAGTAAGGATTTATTTGTCCCGCGATCTGTCGCTTTTTTTATAATACTTTCATTAAATACTTTTTCCTCTTCAATCACCGGTTCGTTAAGAT